GTTATCTCAAATCTTTCTACTCCAGTAAGTATTCCAACAGCAATCTATCAACAGACTCTTGGAACTACTGGTAAAGAGATCCTCCGTGCTAAATTGCAACAGTTGCAGATTCCAAATTCTATCTTGGATTCTTCCATTGCATTCGTAGAGGCTCTTATAAACGATGGAATTTCACAAGAAGACGCAGTAGACATCTACTACAATAACAAGAGTTTTACTACTAAGGGTGGCACTACAGTAAATTCTCCTTTCTACGCTGAGTTTACATTCCTTCGTGAGTTTGCCCCAAAGACAGGCAATGCTCCATCACCGCTAGAACTCATGCAGTTCAAACTAGGCGTAAAGAATCTTGTCTCACAGTACAAGCGTAGTTCATATTTTGCAAGCGATGAGTCACTTGCTAAGTACGTTTCTAATGACGTTGATTTAGTTACATTAGATCAGCGCTTCACAGAAGCAGCCATCAAGACAACAGAGGCAAACCCTCTGTATGTTCAAGCACTTCAAAAAATGGGTTATATTTCAGGCTCTGAAGAACTTGCTGACTTCTACCTAGATAATGAAATCGGTAAGAAGCAGTTTGAACTTAACAAGCAGACTGGTCTATTTGCACAGCAAGCACTTGCTCAAGCAGGTCAAGGCGTCAAGTTTGATGCAGCGCGACTTACTCAACTTGCAGCACCATTTGCTGGTGCAGGAACTGCTCAACAAGTAGCCTCAGAAGGATACGCAACTATTGGTCTACAGTTGAATCCATTGACTAAACTTGAAGGTATTTACAACAAGCAAGCAGTAGATCAAACAGCATTGACTCCAGAGATTCAAAAGCAACTTGAAGAAGAGCAGTTCCGTGGAACAGCATCACAACTTCGCAAGAGAAGACCGAGAGTACGAGCCATTCCATATCCCCGTATGAAAATGAGGCGTGCGACAACTACTAATGTAAGGGAGAGGTTGCTATGAGCAACGACCGCGATAACTACTGGGATGAAGATGAAGATGATGCAGAATTTACACCATCATTTGAATCGGATACAGACCTTGTTAAGAAACTACGTAAGGCCCTCAAGGCTGAACAGCGACGCAATAAGGAGTTAGAGACTTCTTTAGGAGATCTAACTAAGTCCCAAAGAGAGCGGGTTTTGAAGGATGTATTGTCATCCCGTGGCGTAAACGCCAAGGTGGCATCGTTCGTGCCTAATGATCTAGATGCTTCAGAAGAAGCAATTTCCACTTGGCTCGACCAGAACGCTGATGTGTTCGGGTTCGAAGTTGCCGAAAGACAGGAAATCAATCAACAGGATGTCGCACAATTGCGACAGATGGACCATGTTACATCTGGTGCTTTGTCCCCCGATAAGGCAGAAGACTTGGGAATTAAAATCCAAGGCGCACAATCTGCTGATGAACAGAAACAGTTGATCCAGATGCAGTTGCAATTCCTGCAACAACAACAGTTGCCGTTACTCTAAACGAATACGGTAACTCAATCATCTCAACACGCAAGTTGGACCTCTTCTCACTCGCTGACGTAGAACCAGCACTTGCGAACATCGTTGCATACAACATGAATGACTCACTTGATACAATCGTCCGTGGCGTACTTGCTACAAGCACACAGGTTATCCGCGAAATCGCAGGAGCAATCTCAACTGCAGCAGTCACAGGCGTATCTGCAACAGATACTATCAAGGCAAAAGACATTCGCTACACAGTAGCAAAGATGCGTGCAGCAAACGTAGTTCCACGTCGTGGATCACTATTTGCTTCATACATTCACCCAGAAGTTTCACACGATCTTCGTGCAGAAACAGGCGCTGGCGCATGGCGTCAACCACACGAGTATGTAGATCCATCAGGCATCTACGCTGGTGAAATTGGAACATTCGAAGGAGTCGCATTCATTGAGTCTCCACGTCTTCCAAACTCACAAGCAGGTGCAGGTTCAGGTACAACACAAACTCGTGTCTACGACACATTCATCATGGGTCAACAGGCACTTGCAGAAGCAGTTGCTGAAGAACCACACACAGTTATCGGTCCAGTTACTGATAAGTTGATGCGTCTCCGTCCAATCGGATGGTACGGCGTACTTGGATGGAACCTATACCGTCCAGAAGCAATGTGGCGTGTTCAGACAGCATCGTCTGTCCGTCCAGCAGCCTAATAGCCGTTAGATAGGTGGGGTGGGGCTGAAAGGCTCCACCCTATCCGTAAAACTACTAGGAGGAAAAATGACATATATGTTCTACCCACCAACTGTAGAAGAAGGTCCTGCAGGCTATAATGTTCTGCACTACCGCTATAAGTTGACACGTGGAGTAACAGTCATTAAAGAAAACGGAGTCTATCGTGAGACACGTTTTCCTTTTGTAGATGAACTTAATGATGCAGATCTTTACTATCTTGGTGGACATGAGTATGAAGTTGATGCAACAGAAAAAGCTGCTCTTGAAGCAGCAGGTTATGAAGTAATAACAATCTAGGGGGACAAATGACGTTACATCAGGAACGAGAACATCCTGAGTTCGTAGAGGGTTGCTTTGGTTGCAAGATAAGCGTTGTAGCAGTTAGCACTGGTGCTGCTAATAGCGGTTTCAGTATGTCACCTAAAGCATGGGACGCAGAATTGCAAGCGTACAGAGATGTACGTAAGCAGGGTATCCAACCAGCATCTACCAAGATGAAGGATATCAGAGTAGCAGAAGAAATCAGTAATAGATCAGGTAAGGCGTTCAAAGCGGACGACTCATTAGGAGGGCTAGTTTAATGTCAGTTAAAGGCGAAAAGTACAAATCAAAGAGTGCAAAGATGAAGCACGAAAAGATGGAAGGCAAGAAAGAGCGTATGATGGAATACGGCGCTAAGAAGAAGGTTGCCAAGAAGTCTATGCCTCGTAAGCGTGGTATGTAGTAATGGCTGTTAAACCAACACCAAAGGCTACATCAACACCTAAACCAAAGATTACACCAACACCAAAATTTACACCACCTACGCTTGCACAGTTTAAATCCTCTGCCGCGTATAAAACAAACTCAATGACATACAAAGAGTATGTTGTTACAGCAGAACAACAATTTAAAGCAAAAAATAAGAAGAAGTAATGTCTAGCGGTCAGGGAGTATGTTGTTACAGCAGAACAACAATTTAAAGCAAAAAATAAGAAGAAGTAATGTCTAGCGGTCAGGGTAAGGTCAAAGTCAGATTTAACAAGACTCAGATCAAAGACGGGAAGATCGCAGTCCTTCGTAAAGATGGACGCGTGAAGTTCTACAAGGACAGATTAACTGGGGAAATAATCAAATAAGTCGGGGGACAAATGAAGCAGGAAAGCGTATCACTTGCTTGGTGTGATAATGGGAATGTTGACGGACTATTTATGCTTGGGGTCACAGATGTGCTACTCCAATCAGGGGTCAAGTTTACATCAACTATAAGAAGTCAAGGCAATCAGATTGCTAGACAGCGTGACCGTCTAATCAACCACTGGTACAACGCTAATAAGGCAGAATGGCTACTATGGGTAGACTCAGATGTAGTTATCAGTCCAGAAACATTTATGAAGTTATGGAAGCATAAGGATAAAGACAAGCGCCCTATGGTGACAGGAGTGTATTTTACTTCTGATACTCCAGAGGAACCTTTGATGATTCCGCTTCCAACTATCTTCCAGTTTGAAGATGATCCAGAAAATGGGAAGTTAGTCTCCAAGAGAATTCACCCACTTCCTGAAGATCAACTTATTAAGATTGACGCAGCAGGTATGGGGTTCATCCTCATGCACAGAAGCGTAGTCAAGAGAATTAAAGATGTTATGCCAGATGCTGCACTCTTTGCCGAAATGGGTAAGGGAGACAGTTTCCTAGGTGAGGACATCTATTTCTTTGCTCTATGTCACCAAGTAGGAATTCCTCTCTGGTGTGACACAAGTGCACTTGCTCCACACATGAAACGATTCTCATTCGATGTTGCATACTACAATGCAATATTTGGAAAAAAGGACAAGAAATGAAAAAAGCATTCTGGGATAAAAAGAATCCTAAGAAGACTTCTAGCAAGTTAACTTCTGCACAGAAGTCTGCAGCCAAGGCACGTGCTAAGGCAGCAGGTAGACCGTATCCAAATCTTGTGGATAATGCAGCGGTAGCAAGGAAGAAGAAATGAAAGACTCACGATTAACACGGGCTGGAGTATCAGGCTATAACAAGCCTAAGAAAACTCCAAGCCACCCTACTAAGTCACACGTAGTTGTGGCTAAGGTAGGTAGCCAGGTTAAAACCATCCGCTTTGGTCAACAAGGCGTTTCTGGCTCACCTAAAAAAGCAGGAGAA